GTCACCAAAAATACTAATATCAATCTTATGATTGTACAACCCACCAATCAGATACTTTCTTCGTAAAAAATATTCCTCTGTTCTGAAATTATCAGTTATCTTATTTTTCGAATTGTAGTTGGTGAATGTTGTGTTGGGTAGATAGTAATAGCAAACGCCCTTATTGTTTGCGAAGAACTCATTGGATTCCATTGAAGGTTCTAACAGAATAGGAGAATTGCCTAATTTTTTAATTTCAGAAAACACATCAGATTCTTTGAAACGATGCACTCTTTGTTGTTTTGTAATCAGATCATGAACAACTAATCTGGAAGAAATCATCCCGCTCGATATATTTTCCAACATATCGAATCTTGATGTCTCTTGTAGTGTTTGTATCTCGTGATATTTCAATGGGTGTTGTGATTTTATATCCATTGCAACCGTTTCTCGTCTTTCCATATTTCTATTGACATTTGGACTCATGAAGTAATATTTGTCTTTTTTTGCTTCGCCACTCTCTATGATGGACGACAAACTACGAAAATTATAACCATCAACAGTTTCATAAAAAAGATACGGGGAATATTCCGAACCAATCCCCGAAATAGCCCGGTGAGACAACCACTCAATTGCATCAAAAGGACTATAGGGTTGTGGTAACGCATAACAAAAATCATCTTTGGTTTCTTGTATATTTATTTTCCCTAACCAAACATAACTAGAGAAGTGTTTTTCAAAAATTGTACCAACCATGTCTGAAATGTGTCCCTTTACAGAATAACCACACTGTTCAGTGTGATTGAAAAACCCACCCTCACTCATTAGGTGCAGAACATATTGTTGACCTCTTTGATTGTCGTCTATTTTTTGGTTGTCAAGTTTTATGACGCGAAAACTTTTTATTATTGGTTTGATATTGGGTAAATCTGTTCCAATTTCTACCTCTAATATCTCTTGACCACGAATTTTGAACCTCTCACATAAATTTACACCATCCACCATATACACCTTTGCAGTACAGTATGGTGAAAAAATATCCTCATATATTTCAAACCCACTAAACATGGCTCGTATGTCCGTGAATTCTTCGGTGACCTGCGAACGAAGCACCATCTTGGTGATTTTATAAGCCCCAGCCGTTTGAATGTCCCCACCATAGTTTGCCATAATTATTATCTATTTCCCATAATCGCACTAAACTGCTGTATTATTTTCGTAACGAATTGCGGCTTTAGCAATTTTATTTTTCTTTTTCTTTCATTCAGATCATATTCGTTCGCCCTATTAGTGACCGCATATGTTGTGACCTGTGGTCCAGAGACACCCATATATCTACCAATATATGTCTGGTCGAACAGAACCACAGAACCTGACAGACCATTCACAACGAGGTTAGGAATCTTATTACCAAGAACTGTACCATATTCCACATAATCTGCTGTTTGTTTTTGTAAAGGATCTACTATTGTAATTTCTTGTGCACCATTCGATCCGGTAATACCGGCAGCGGGTCGTTCTAGTACAAAATTATAAACACCAAGACCAGTTGTCGTAGTTTTATGAATGTAAATATTAACGGTCGAACCACCAGGAACAACGACCTCGGCATTTCCTGTTTGAAATCCTGGCTGATTTACTCTCAACTCACAAAAAGTATCCCTATAAGTCACAATGCTGTCCGACATAGAACCCTGTTGTAATGTGCATCCACTGAGAAACACAGAGTTAAACAATAATGTATTTTCTAAATCTGTAAAATATACATTTGAACCAGAATATTTGGTATTTGTGTACTCCTCCAGAGACGATTGAGATTTACACCACGCATGATATGGATCAAAAATATCGTTCGCCAATAATACCACCCAATGATACTCTGGATTTCCATAGATCTTATTTGCGATTTGATCTGGTCTTTCTCCATCCTTTATATGATACTCGTAAAAAGATGCAGTATTGTTCAGAGTAGAAGAAAATGCGACTCGACGCATGATATTTATTGCGACAGTAAAGTTTTTATCGTTTCCTCGATAAAACGGATACGGTATGATTGGGAAATTATCAAAATACATCAGAAACCATCCGCCACATCTTCTCGTGTTAGTTGAGACATTTCAGTCATTGCAATAGTCAACACATATCCTGTTGGAGAATTATCAGGAAGTGTGGTGAAGACTCCACCAGGAGTGAAGTCAATTGCCACGGAGGTAACTGCACATCTTGATATTTTTGGAATAAATGTATTCTCCGAAAAACTAAATGGCATACTAGAACCTGAATCATTTCTACTAGACGACAAAAACTTGACAGTGAATTCTGCGGGAACTCTTAAAATTATTTGGGGGTCAGAGATTTCGGTAGACTCGGCCGCTTGTTGCTCTGAATATCTTGCAGGAGAAGAATGATACCGTATTGTATCCACTATATCCTTTATCATTTGAACCTCTTCTTGGTTTCTTGGATATAAATCCCAAGAAAAATTAAATGATCGAAGTTCCTTTTGTTGGAACAGATTCTCCAATCGTGGGTTCAATACCATCCCCAACACAGCATTAGTACCATCAGACAATGCGGTTGCTGCTAAAGCAATGGCTCCCTGTGCCGCTAATGATCCTGCACCACCACCAGCAATTGCATTGATTCCAGATAAAGCTCCAGCAAGTAATTTAAAACTAGCGGGACTATAAGTGAAAGAATCCTCACTATTTATTCTGGCACACATTGGTAGATATATCGAAACCATTTGATCGAATTTTGCTGATGCGGCCACGATCCCTAATTGTCCTACTGCATCTAGTGCAGTCCCAACAACCCCCGTATTTGAAGATGCCGCCATTCTACTCTGTAATAGAGTAGAATCTGGTGTAGTACCGTCGGCCCTTTTTATCAGTCCTTGAGTGTTGTTCACTACACCTTTTGCTGAGTTCACAAAATTAGTTTGTGCCGATTGTTGTGCTTCTGCAAATCTATTTGGATTGACCAGTGTATCAGGAATGTCATCAGGAACTGTATATTTCGGCGCCGACAGGGACTCTGGAGACGCAATAAAAGTAGAATTAAATTGCCTTTGTGCATTTCCTGCAGATTCCGCGGCCGCTGGAGCGTTAGATGATTCGAGAGCTGTTTGCATTTTAGACTGTGTGTCTGATAGACCAGCGGTTTCTGATTGTAGTTCTTTAAGTTTTTCAGTTTCCTTCCCCAATATAGGCGAAGGCCACCTCCAAAATATTTTAAACTGCATTATGTGTGGTATTTCACTTCTATGAGAACCACCAATATTGTTGGGATATTTTAATATCGCGGGAATTTCTCTCTCACCGAATACCTTTTGTTTCGATCCTTTGATAGACCTCGGATTCAGTACATCACCATTATCCGCATTTGCTACATCCCGAAGTGCTGCTTCTGTGTTTGCTCGATCCTCCGTATATGCTGCATATCCCGAATCTGCCGCAAGAGAATCCTTGGTTGCCTTTCCAATCCTATTTGACTGCTCGGTTCCCTTGGCTGCAATTTTTTTGAAATTTGGTCCAAACTGAAGACCCATATGTTCCCTTTCTCGATGATTGTACTACATATCTATAATGGCATACAAAGGATCTTTCACACCTACAAATTCCCAAAAATATCTTGGCAATCCAACCAAAATAACCTACAGAAGTCTATGGGAAAGAAAATTCATGAAGTTTTGTGACACCAGCAATTCCGTTGTTCGTTGGGGGTCCGAAGAAGTAGTGATACCATACATCAGTCCAATAGACAAAAAATCACACCGGTACTATGTAGATTTCATTCTGGAACTAAAGCAACCAAATGGTTCAATAAAAACGCTATTGATAGAGATCAAACCAAAAAAACAATGTGCAGAACCGAAAAAGCCCAAGAGAATCACTAAAACATATGTGGAAGCCGTCCACACTTGGATAACAAATACCGCAAAATGGCGAGCAGCAGAGTCGGCCGCAAAGAATAGAGATTGGGAGTTCCGCATTCTGACAGAAGACAATCTATTCCGTAAAGGAAAAAATGGGTAATACAGAAACCATAAGAGAACTATTAGAAGAGACTCTTTCTGGGTTAGGAGCAACTAACAAAACGTATACGACACTACTAGAAGCACTTCGTAGTCAGAACACACTCAGAATAAGCAGACGACTACTACCCGGACAACTGGTTTTTTTCAAATATAATCCACAGAACGCAGGCTTTTTGAAAAAATCCAACCCATACGACATATTTCCGTTGGTGATTGTAACAAGGGTAACAAAGTATGGTTTTGAGGGAATAAATCTACACTATCACAACAAAACTTGGAGAAATGTACTATTCACCGTCATTAAAGAGAAGTTGCCGATAATCTCCAAAGACTCGTCTTGGGCAAGATTAGGGTCTCGATACGAAGCAATGAAAAAAAAATCCATATATCGACTCATGAATCCCTGTTGGCGGAGATATCTACTATCAGGACTTACCAGAATGCCTGTAATAATTCCGCAAGAGAATTGGAATGATTTGTTAGAATTAGATGCCGGTCTGTTTGCTAATGGAAAAAAGATAAACATCAACTTGCAGTCCTACAAAAAATCAATGAAACCACTACTATGACTGAGAGCTCACAATACAGAAAAACTCCAGGGGAAATGAAATCTGGAGCTCCGAAGGCCGGTTCCTCAGCCATTACAGGTATTCAACAAGCAATTTTGTCTACCGGGTTCTTGCAAACAAACAGATTTGTGGTCGAAATAACGCCACCATTTGGACTGGATATGTCACTAAGGTCGGTCGATACAGAAAGTGGCAACAGGAGTTTCATTAGTGTTGGTGGTAAAAACAATCCACAGGCATTACAAAATATGCAATTTAGATGTTCGTCGGTAACTGCTCCAGGGGTGAGTGTTGCAACCACCCCATACCGAGTATACGGACCAGTAAGACAGATGCCGTACGAAATCATATATGGGGGAGAAGTTTCTGTTACTTACATCCTGTCCAGAGATATGCAAGAGAGAGCATTTTTTGAAAATTGGTTAAATTTGATAATAGACCCCAAAAACTACAAGATAAATTTTTACGACAATTATATTTCTGAAATGAAAATTCATATATTAGACAGAAGTGACGCAATTGTCTACACCTCCCTAGTAGAAGAAGCATATCCAAAAATGATCGGGGATATAGCAATGGGAAATGATAAAGAAAATGAATACATAACTCAGGAAATTACATTTGTCTTTAGAAAGTACACTTCCAATTATCTCGCATCCAGAGAAAACTTAGATGACTCGAAAAATAAAATAGTCAAAGACAAACATGCAGAAGCATCAGCAAAGGTGAGGTCGGATATGGCACAAGAAGAAAAGGATGCTGCAGCAATGCAGCGAGGTTACTCAAGACAATCGGATATGCCGGGTTATGTGACACCAAAACCCAAAAGAGGACTTTTCGACATTTTCAAGAAATAATAGAATGAATTGACTGATGACTATTTATTAGGAAACATTATGCAAAAAATAAGACTACCGCAAACCCAAATTCCAGCCTATAGCATGACTCTGCCTGTGTCCGGAATTGCTACAAAATACAGACCATTCTTGGTAAAGGAAGAGAAGGTTTTGTTAATTGCACTACAATCCGATGATCCCAATCAGGTGATAGACGCAATCCGAAATATCATCCTGTCCTGTACATACAACAGCATCGACACCAAAAAAATCCCTGCGGCTGATTCCTCGTATGCCATGTTACAAATACGGGCAAAATCTATCGGTGAAGAAGTCAAACCATCCATAAAATGTGGAAACTGTCAGACATCTACACCCGTACGGATAAATGTAGAAAAAATTTCACTGTCAGTTGACGAACCAAAAGAGAAATTGAGTCCAAACATAAAAATAAGTGATGAAGTGACTCTGATAATGAGACAACCAACAATACACGATTTGGATGTAACAAAAGATCAAACGACAATGTTATTTGAAATGGTCTTCTCGTGTATCGATAAGGTGATGTACAAAGACAAGGTGTATGATCGAGGAGATGTGAATGAAGAGGATGTACTGCTCCTTGGGGACAGTCTCCTACCACAACAGTTCAAACAAATAGCCGATTATTTGAATTCGTCCCCAAGTCTATCTTACCATTTCGATTATATTTGCCCTAGTTGTAAATCAAAGGTAAATGTTGATCTAAAATCGATATCTGATTTTTTTTTATAATGATGTGTCATAGTGACCTGGCGTCATTTTATAAAACAAATTTTTCATTAATGCAACATCATAAATACTCTCTAGAAGAGCTGGGGAATCTCATTCCTTGGGAACGAGAGGTATATATAAATTTGTTGGTTTCATATTTGAAAGAAGAAAAAGACAAAATCCAGAACAGAAGAAGAAAACCGAATGGCAAGTCGTAAAAGAATCAACCCTGGTCAAAAAGCACAGTTGATGAGTCTCCTGAAGAGAAGTGGTCTAAAGGATGCAGAGATTCTGACTGCATTTTCTAAATTACAAAAATTGATCAATCTTGGTATGTCCCCACCCGGTGAGATCATACAAGAATTTTTAAGTGATCGGGCACAAAAAGCAGCAATACAATCGATAAATGATTTAGAAAAAGAAGCAAGAAAAGAAAAAAAAGATTATGATACTTGGTTGAAAGAAAACAAACCACCAAAACCTGTAACAATAAATAAGCCAGCAGCACGACCTAGACCAACCCAACCTCGTTCCAATACAATGGAGACAGTATCTCCATCCGGATCACGTCCAGAATCCTCACCCCCCAAATCAGATAGTTCTCCCAAGCCATTCACCTTTCGTGAAATTTTAATAGAAGAATCAAAAAAAAGAAAGGGTGCCGAAGCAGAAATAGAAAAAATGGTCTTGGGTGGAATAAGAGATACTGCAAGAGAATTGGTTGCACAAAACAAAGAACTCTTTGGTAGTTGGGATGGTTCTAATGTAGATCAACAGACAGCATATGAATTATTAGATGCAGTTGTTAGTTTAGTAGAAGAGGCATCCAGAGCAACCACAGTCGAACAAAAACGCTCTGTCCATAATAGACTTTTGGGTTACAAAAAAATTGTATTATCATTAGTAAAGAGTTCCAAAGGCAAACAATTAGAAGCCGCAAATCATATATTAAAAATAATAACAGATCTTGAAAAAGTATTAAGGAAAGAAGCCGGAACCAAAGCGTTTCTAAAAGAAAAAATAACAGACTACATTGCTCAAGTTCCTGAAAAACTAGCGGCAAAAATACCATTAATCGGCGGATTACTTTCGGGTCATCTACAAAGAAGAAGAGAGAACAAACAAGAACAAAAGTTCACAACAAAATCTCTAGCATCTAGTATGTCTACTTTTGGCAGCAGAGATCTACACAGACGACCAGAGAGAAATATTAGTAAAATATCACCACAGAGTGTATCCACCCCATTGGGATCACCAGTTGGTGATGTTGGTGTTGAGAGTGTATCCACCCCATTGGGTGACGCAAAAGGAGTGCCAGGAACATTTTCTGATTTAGCAGAAAAACTAATAAAAACTGATGAATTAGGGAATGAAATAAATAAGAATATTCTGGTAGACGGACTTGGTGCACAATCTCCCGGTGTATTGGTCACAGATATTCCTAAAATAGTAACCACACTAAACGATATATTGGCAGTACTTAATGATGAGAAAAAAATACAAGAAGATCAACTAGATCTCGAAAAAGATGTAGCAGAAGAAAACCGCAAGATTGATTCTATGGGGGAATTAAAAACAGCAGAAGGGGAGGTAGAATCCAAAGATTCGGAATCTGATATGATGTCAAAAATAAAAGGGATGTTTGGTATGAAAGGAAAAGGATCAAAAGGTGAAGGTGGAGGATTACTCGATTCACTTATGGGTCTGTTGAGTGGAGGACTGGGCGGATTAGTATCAGGAATTATAGGATCTCTTACCGCTGGTGCTGGTGCTTTATTATCAGGGTTAGCAGCAGCACTCTTTCCAATAATGGGAGTATTGCTTGCTGCTGGTGCAGGTTACTTATTAGGAACTATCATATACAAATCATGGGTAGAACCTTGGCTTCAGAAAAGATTCGATGACGATTTGGCTGCACAAAATAAGGTATCGACTCAAGAACGAACTGACGCAACAGATGCTGAAGGTAATAAGATGTGGAGAGATGCAGAAGGCAAGATCATTAGCCAGAAAGAACATGATACCCGCATAGCAAATGGCGAAAAACCAGAGGATTTCTCTATTGCAAAAGATATCAAAGGGTCTGCGGCATCATCCGCTAGTGCTAGAGGTTCATCTGCCGAGGAAGCTCAGCTGTCTCAAGAGGATCAACTAGACCAGAATCAGCGATCAACGAACGCGAAGAAGTTGAAGGAGGCAAAAGAAAATGCACAAAAAGGATCATCACTCAAAGACATTGGTAAAATGAATGATGGTGATGAAAAAACTAATGCGTTTGAAAAAGTCAAAAATAAATACAAGGCAACGGCAAAGGCATTGATGGGATCTCAATACACAGATAAAACTGATAAACAAATTGATAAAGAAATGGACGCAGAGGTTGCGGTGAATGATACTTCTGGTACTACCGAGAGTCAAACAGAAGCAAAGAGAGTACTTGATAACATTGTGACTATCAGAGAGGGAGATATTAAAAATAAAGGTACTGATACCCTAATTGCCAGACACATCCACTGGAACAAAACAATATTCAAATTACTACAAGATAGTAAAGATCCCAAAAAGAGTGACGACGAGAAGATAATAACAGAAACTGCCATCACGAAGGCCATGGGGGAATATTCCAAAGAAGTAAGTCCGTTTGATAAAAATAATCAGAAAAAGTATGGGATGAGTCATGGTGAAATTGATAAAGTTAACCGGGAAAATATTAATAAAAAATTATTTGTCATATACTATGGCGCCGCAACCATTAGTCGTCAACCTAAAGCTTTTGATAGCGCATTCACAGACCTCGACACGATGTCTGGTAGTGATGTCTATGTTGACACACAAGAAAAGAAGCGATCTGATACACAACACTTTCAGAATACCAGAGCGGACGCCATCAAGGGAGGACATAATGAACGCACCGCTATTGGGGGACCTGATATGGGAGAAAGAGATCGTGAGAAATTCGACAAAATACAAACAGGATCAATAGGTACCCCACAATCACCACCAACCACAACTTTGGGTGATGCATTAGTCAATCTCAACCAAGCAAAGGATGGGGTCGATGCCGCAGCAGTCACACCATCAGAAGTCATGACAGGTTCGCAAACAAGTAACCAAGTCATCAACGCACCTACAACGCACAACACAACAATAATGCCCAACAACAGAGATCCTAATTCTGTAGCCCAACAAGCAAGAGGCAGATAAAAGAAAACCCCGGATCCTGTCTGCCGCTAGCGGCTGAGGAAGGATGTCCGGGGCATTCCAGATAGTGAAAAATTACTTATTGATCTTCTGCAAGTTTTTCAAAATACGATAACGCATCTTCAGACTCATCAGAAACAGGCATCTTTGCCGTTACTCTCTTTGGCTTTGATTCTGACTTTGCCTTTGGTGTTTCATCCTCATCCAACACTGTGTTTTCTGCACCACCAATGCCGGCTGTTTGTGAAGTCAATGCACGAATGTTACCACCCAGCACTTGGTCGAGTTTTGCCTTGAGTTCATCATAACTCTTATAGTTCTTTGGGTCAGTGAATTCCTTTAGTGAATATTCCTTCTTCCAAAGTGTCTCCAATGCCTTGTCGTCTCCGCCCAAGAGAGGAGTAGGATCTGCAAATTCACTACGATCATAATTAACATACCCCTCAACTTGTCGAATCTTGAGTTTGAAATCTGCACCGGCCCAGAAATCAAATGGGTTCACTGGTTTTTCGTCCTGATATTCAGGAGTCATTGCTTCTTGAAGCTTCTCAAAGATTTTCTTTCCATACTTGAAGAGAAAAATCTTACCTTCATTCTCTGGTGTCTTTGGGTCAGAAACAACATAGATGTTTGAGATGTACGAAAGTTTGCGCTTACGATCTCTTGCCAACTTCTTGTCATCTTCATTTCCGCTGTTCCACAATGCTGTGTTCATTTCAGAAACAGGATCTTTCAGAGTCAGGGTTGTCAAAGAATTCTCGATGTACCAACCACCGGGACCACGAAATCCATGAGTCCACAAACGTGTCCACGGAAGATCTTCCCCCTCCGGGGCAGGCAGAAATCGGATAACTGCATAACCATTCTTGGTCTTATCCAATTCAGGTCGCCAGAAACGATCATCCTTGTACGACTCTGACTTTTTGTTTAGTTTTTCCATTTCAGTCGTGAGAGACTGATAGGAATTAGTTTTAGAACGAGACTTGAGGTCTTTGAAACTCATAGCGATGACTCCTTGTTGTGTACGATTTGTACTGTTGTATGTTGACGAATACGATCCACTCTACGATACGATACGAGATTTGTAAAATTCATTTAGAATTCCTTTCATTGTTATTATACCACATCAGACACCATTGTCAAGTACAACCTTCAATTTTCTTCAAAAAATTCAATGAGAGTCTATAGTTTTTAAGGGACTCAGATATTTTTCGACAATGTTCTTCTGAACGAACTTTCCCTTTCAGGGACTCAGATATTTTTCGTCGATGTTCGGTAGAAAAAACTCTCCCTTTAAGGGAATCAGATATTTTTCGCTTGAATTCAACGGAACGCTTTCTTCCCTTTGCCTCATCAGATATTTTTCGACAGGTTTCTTCAGAAGGGACGTGACCCATCTTTGCCACAGACATTTTTTGACGGGCTTCTGCTGAGTGAACGTGACCCATCTTTGACACAGACATTTTTTGACGGGCTTCTGCTGAGTGAACGTGACCAATTGACCCCTCCCCACCCATCGTCAAATTATATCCGCCTTCGGACACATGAGTTTTGTGTTCAACAATAAATTCGTTTTCTTTCACCTTCAGGGTGTGTTCAATATCTGTAGACCGGTAAAGTTCTTCTATGGTAAAAGCCGCAATACCATATTCTCGGATGCCGTTGTGGAGCAAATACCCTTCGCCACCATTTGCCGTACTACAATGCTGATTCCATCGTTTTTCTATGCCCCTAGTGGTGACACCAACGTATTTGCCACCGGCATGTAATCGAACCAGATATATGATTGCTAGTTTGGTTTCCATCACTATTATTTATAAAATCGTGAGATCTAACACAAACCTATGTAAAATATCACACAGGTAATTTTGTTTTTTGTGGCAAAAGGTGTAATGCCATACCTTCTGCTTTAATTTTTTCAATAATAAATTTGTTTAGAAATTTAGCACCGACTTGTGGTTCTAGACCATATTTTTCACACACAGCAATAACGGAATCGATGTATGTTGCATTATGCTTTTGTGCATATTCAATTACATCTTTTGGAAATCGTAAATTGCTTGTGTGAACACTCATCAATTGTTGGTCTAAAATAGTTTCTGTTTGATCTGTTATCATTTATGTACCTTATTTATAATAAATAGCCTCAGGGGGAGTCGAACCCCACGTCTTCTCCTTGAAAGGGAGAGATATTTTCCAGTTATACGATGAGGCCTAATCTTCATCTACCATTACCGTAACCTGGACCACCGAATCCTGGGGCATATTGCGGAACACCCATGCCCTGCATACCACCATATCCATATCCGCCCCAACCAGCTTCATATATTTCTCTTACTCCATGACCATATCCACCAACATTAACATTCATGGTTGCATTTGGATTATAGAAATATCCACTACTGGTATTTACATACTTTGTGATAGTACCATCGGGTCTAGTAATTTCAGTAATGATATTAGTTTGTTGAGGTTGACAGCCCGCCACACCAATCATAACGACAGAAACACCAATCAATTTTGCGTATGCACTTTTCATCATAATCATCTAATTGTAAACTGACCACCACACATTGGATACACAGGAACATAACCACCGTAGTAAGGAAGAACTGTAGGATAGTACGGATTCCCCCAAGTGTTGGTGAAAGGAGAATAGGGAACATAACCACCGTATCCACCGTATCCGCCACCGTATCCATAATTACTGGATGAATTGAAACCAATACCACCATTGATGTAACTATTTGTTACTGTTCCATTGAAGCCATTCGATCCAGAAACACTGGTTCGACTCCAGCCACCAGCCAGACCAATTCCAAAACCACTACCACTACCACCCCCGCCACCAAATCCTTGGGCAGAAACAATAGAAGAAATACCAAGCACGATAGCCGAAGCAATATATTTGAGATTCATTTTTTATGAACTCCTTTCGATATACTAATGATACCACAGTCTACTGAAAAGTCAACTCACGATGCACGTTTTTTAATATTTGATTTGGGGTATTTTTTACTTGATCCCAATTTAATTTTTTGTATTGCATTTTTTAATAATAAACTTTTTAATTGATTATTTGTGGATTTTTTAGACATTTATTCATTGGTATTTATATCCGATGATTATTCTATTCTTCAAAAATAGTGATCCATTTTGGTGATTCGTCTCGTCTCAAATATGCGGCTTTAGCAAAACTCCATTCTTCTTGCTCCTGCACTTTATGACCTACTCTATGCTTTTTTGCATACTTGGCAGCACCACCGGCATCATCGAAATATTCATAATTTCCTGAAACATCCATACCACCCCAAACACCACTCGAAGTCTTCCACACATCACCAGGTTTATGATTATTTTTAACCTTGGCAGGAACATCACTACTTTTTGCTGTCTTTGTTGGTTCTTCTGGTTTTGTGTTGAATAAGAATTTCTTATCAGAATGACTACCCTTTTTGATTTGGGAGAAATACTTCATGACCTTGTGTTTTGCCAATTCCAAATTATCTTGACCTTCACCCTTTCGGAATCGCTCTAACACTTTACCAACACCACTCGTTTCATTTGTTCCAATATAATAAAAATCTGTTCCGTCCTTGTACATAACACTGTGTTGTTTGTTTGCTCTACCCAAGGCAATCAATTCTGTTTTCTTTATTTTAGGAACCAGCAAACTCAATTCCTCTGTAGTCACATCACCTTCGGTATATCCACCACGAAGTTCGATGTAACCATATCCACCTGCTCGGACTTGTTTTTTAAGTTCTGTGTGTAAATTCTCGTTCTCTTCTGGTGAATTTTCACCCCTCGCCGCAGAAACAATACCAAATGGTTTAGAATCATCTTCCACATATTGAAAGACTCTGGACAATTTTGCTTCGACCAATGGTGTCTCATTGAGGGTTTTATCAGACAAACACTCTCCGAGTCCACTAGCATCTAAAAACTGGGTAAATTTCTTCATATGTTGATTAGTCCTTTATTATGTATATTCGAAATAGGATCACCCGGATTCGAACCGGGACACCTTTCGATACATCGTCTTAAGCGATGTGCGTCTGCCTATTTCGCCATGATCCCAAAATTATCCCGACTAGATTCGAACTAATACTAAGAGAACCAAAATCTCCGGTGCTACCGTTACACCACGGGACATCACAACAAAAATGGGGATGGACTCTTGCGAAGTCCATCCCCACACAGCTACTTTGGATTTAACCAAAGTACCACTGGATTATCCAGCGATGAACCGTGTTCCATCCTTGCGGAAGGAATATGTTCGCGTACCAGGATGAGTATCATTCATTGAATACTCAGTCTTGCCACTTGTCGTGGTGTAAGTGATGACTTCCCAATTACCGAACGCTTCGACTTGTGTACGAATGTTCGACATGAGAGCACGAAGATTCTTGACACCGAAGCGAGACATCGCCTTGGCTGGGGTGATCGATCCACCATTAACAAGATGGTTGAGAACTTGACGCTTTGCACTGATAGGGCTATTTGCCATAATAAGAAACTCCAATTGGACATTTTAGAAGAAAGTCTTCGGCACTGTCCGATGCCTCTGACCATTTGATACACACATAGTATACACTATCCGACCACTATGTCAACACCTTTATGTGATTTTTCATTATTTGAATTGCTATATTTGAAACCCACGTCACCGACTGGATCTCAAAGACCCAAATAAACCCATTTATTCACTCAAATAAACACATTTGGTCTTGTGTGGGACATATATTAGTTGTTTTATTAATAGCACCTTGTAGGTGACTAATAATCTCTTGAACCTCTTCCACAGTATATGCCTGAAATGGAGAATAGGTATCCACCCCTCGAATACAAATACATGGTTTATTCTGCTTGGAAGGATTCTCGATAACAAATGTAGAAATTGAAGTAGTTTTCATAATGAAGCATTCCCTTTTAGGATAGAATTGCACCAGTTACACCGGAACCACAAGAAACACCCCATACCCGAAGATCGAATATTTCACTTCTGTTCCCTACAATATGGACTTGAACATATCCTGCAGTAGATCCTGTTGGGGAGTAGGTACGAAGATCGACCACCACAGGGGAACTGGTAGTGTTTGTGAGGAGAATACCTTTGTTCTTGGGACCACCACTCTGTTGACCACCCGTACCACCAAAGGGACTTGTTATTGTAAATGCGTATGACATCGTGTGATTCTCCTTATTGAGTATTTATACTTTTGGGGCAGCACCAGAAACAGATGTCGTTCTGATCGACTCTATCTCTTTAAACATAGTAGTCCATGTTTTCATGGGGATGAACACAGGGTGCCCGTTGCCGTCCGTCCCGTCATCCCAGACCCACCACCCACCTGCCTTTGTGGCAATATAATCGAACATTGCGGAATCGTACATATTGGTGTTGGGGACATTCTCCCTGCCCGCCAACACCAACTGCCAAATTTCGACTTCCAAATTGTCATGCCACCCAGAACTGTGGTGGTCTTCACTCCAGTCCCGCATTACCCTTAGTAGGGCGTGTCCGCAAATTTGCTTTTCGTTTAGTCGTTTGTTTTTTCCCAAATGCGGCCTTCCAATTCTTTTCATAAAGTTCCCGATCCACTGGACGATATCTATCACCCTTACCAGCACCATGTTTTCCACTCATGTTTAACTTCCCAATCTATGGAACGAATTTGAACTTCTTTGAGCGTTCTATAAATCCCAACCCGTTTGAGCTCTCCATCAGTGTAGAAGGTAATAAAATATGAATTTCTTCCACTACTTGTTTCTGTTGTTTCGACCGATGCAAAGTTCATTTATTGTCGATGTGTTGGATTACTCAATGTTAATTGAGGTGGATCTATAACAGGTTGTGATTTAGACAAAGACTCAATAGAAGACATTATAAGACCATTGATTGTTTGGTTGAATGTCTGATTCTTCTCGTGCGCAATCTTTGCGATTTTTAGAAAGGTCTGATCCCCAATTGCGATGTCCAAGGTAATTGATGTTTTTATTGCCATTATGTTCTCCTAATAAAATCTGTTCCAAATCTCACTCATATATCTATACAACAAATAGGCACTCAAGGAATCGAACCTTGTTGAGCCGATTATAAATCGGCCTGCGAAAACCGTCCGCCCAGCGCCCAATTTTCATAGTTCTATTTTTGACTTTTTGTTACTCACATGACCGTTTGGTGTTTTGTCCAGATGGTTACTGCGTTGCCTATCTTCGTCGTGACCTAGTCTGTAGTTGACGAGATGAACTCCATTCTCCTGTAGTAATATTTTATTACATTCAATAAATCTCATAATATTTGAAGCCTGAATAGCCGCTTCAGAATCGTATTGGGAAAGTGGGATATCAATATGAAGTCTAAACATTGAATTCTCTTTATTGTGGAGTTGACCTTATTGGTCATGAATCTCGATTCCGTCCTTCTTACGAAACAGTATAACCTTCTGGTAATGTGCCTTAATCTGTTTAGCCATAACGACACTTTTGGTAGAATATTGATGATCCGCGGTCATCGTCTCTAGCCAACACCCGCCCCCTGTTAGGGATCCTTTCTGGGCTCGTGTGAGTGTGTTATATGAAATTTGCATACCTTCAGCATCTTTGGATTCTATGATAAAATCATACATTTTTTAAATTGTTTCCTTTGGGATCAGAACAGGATAGTGGAACGATACACAATTAAGGCAACGAGAAGAACCAGTGTAATCCCCATACAAGGGCTGAGGAACGATCCGGGGTCTTCTGATCGATGTGGAGGGGTCTTGGACATATCCAATAGTATAACATGGTTTAGAATGATGTCAAGCGATGTGATTTGTTTTTATTATTTGAAACGTGATTCGTCTCAATGGTTTCTTTATTTGAATCTCAAGTGTGCCTCAGTGGTCCACTAGTGTCTTAGAGATAAAACCTTTTTGACAAAGACACTGTATGTATAACATTATTAAATATAAGGACGAAAACAATCCGATTACTTTACAAAGTTTTTTGGTCCTTTGGTGGGGGTAATATTTTAGATGCCTTCTCTACCTTCTCGATGCGTTCGATGCACATTTTTATTTGTAACATCGTGCGCGCAAGTTCTCTTGAACCCATTTGGTCTAACAAATATAATTCATAATCCTTGATTGCCTTTTTGGCGAGTTCCATCAATTCTTCTAGCGGTGATTTTTCTAGTTTAAACATATTATCTCCTTTTGAATATTGATACGATCCGTTTCCACCAAGTGTGTCTCATAGAGATATCTGTTGACAGTGCCTTTGCTATGATTTGTTTTATTTCATAGGATTGTTGTAGTCGTTTAGTTTTTTCCTCATGCCTTTGTTCTAGAATCTGAAATTTTAATAAATGATGGATATGTTGTGGCATTATCATTGGTGTTTCATGGTTGAAACTATTTTTTGCAAAATTCAAAAGATCTTCGATTTGTTCATCAGTTCTTATTATATTCCAATGAGTACCATTGTCAAACGATTCACATAGACCATACACCCCGTCTCCTTTTATGGGAGTCAGGAGATCTATTCCTAATAATCGGTTTGGTGAATCTGATTCAGAAGCATTAGACATATTAATCCTCCTTTTTATTTAGTAAAATCGTCAGTTATAACCAAATAAAAAAGGAGCCCCGTATGAGGCTCCTTTTTACAAAAATATAAGAAACTCTTAGTTTCCTAGCGCAGAGGCAAACGAATGCACACCTGCCCAAACCCAGGCAACACCCTTTGCAGCCCACGGGAGGAGGGCAAGAACAGCGAGAACTTGAACGGGATTGCGATAACAAAAACCACCACTGACAGGACAAGACTTAATAGTACTCATATATTTTCTCCTTTAGAAAATCCGAACTCAGAACTTTACACCGAAACCTAGTGAAGCAACGGCAGTATTTTGCTGATCATCAGAAATATTCTGCCAGACAGGAAAACCAACACCGCATTCAACACTAACGTTGTTTGATACAGACCACTCCACCTTTGGACCAAGGAAAGCGACACTACTACCAGTCGTGTACCACTGTTGGATACCTGCACCGACTTTGACCTCATCCATTTGGTAAGCAACAAACGAATCTGCATTGATCACATAATCGTTCACATTACCAAATACGGGGGTGTAAGCCTGTAACCCAACAAACTGAATATCAGCCGTCTGTGTGTATTCGATCTTGCCCCAAGTCATTGCATAGTCCACACCAACATAGACATTTGCATTTGGATTTGCAAAATATGCAGAACCTGTAGGAAGAAGCACACCACCATTAATACCAAGAGAGGCATCAGAACCCAAGAATTTCGCAGACTTGATAAGACTGTAATCAAGACCCAAATCAATTGCACCGTAACCAGTACTGGTTTGCGAGTACACAGGAACAGTCACATGCCATCCCAAAAGGTCATAGATCTTTCCATTGATTGTGGAATTCAGTTCGACAATTGTTGGTGAATTATCTTTGACCCAGTAATTGATAGATTCATTTATACCAACAGAGTTGATAAAAGATGAGGGGGGGCAAGTAGAGGTAGGGCAATCGGCCTGACCAAAAACATTCGCCGTGAAAATAATACTTGTTACAGTAGTGAGTAAAGATTTATACAATAGTAGTCTCCTTTTTAGTTTTCCGAAAATGCCCTCCACAGTAGAGGGTGAAATATCTATACCACCAAAAACTTACAGTTGGCGAAACTTTGATACTTTATGAGGTTGTTGTGTTTTTGAGAAAATAAATCACAATTCAAAAATATTTTGGCGTTATAAATAACAGTAATGACAATCAAAGCAAATCAAATACTAAACTTAAAATCATCAAGAAGACGAAGCTTGGAAGATAAACCGCCTCCTGAAGTAGTTATCATCACACCCCCAACTATAATAACATCGGCAGTACCAGAAGAAAAATCCACATGGAGTATTCCAGGTGCTGCTTCAGATCGCAAAGATATATACGAACCTATAGTGGTTCAAATAAAACCAGATTTATTTCCATCCAGAGATAGACCTAGTTCGTTTGGTAATTTGGACTATAATTTCCTCTCACCATCACTTGATGCGGATTTTATACTAGCAAAAGAATTAGTCGGAAGGACTCTCGACGGAAGAACTGTATTTACTAGAGAATTTAATACTAGTGGTTGGGTGAATATAGTTTTTGGCGCTGCAGGAGAACAGACAACATATTCTAGTATAATATCATATCCACAATCTATTTACTATGCATCTAGTAATAATCTTGCCGTTGCTGGTGTACGAATGAATGTGTCTGCCACTAGTGCCGAACCAAGCTGGGTCGGAATTTCATTTGGATCAACAGCAAGTGCAGCGCCAACTCATGGTCAGTATTTGTTTGCACAGATCGAGATTCAAACATCAGATCTTATGCAGGAAGCAGAAATTAATTTGAGAAGAACAAATGCTAGTGGAAAGTTACTAAAAACAATAAATGTGACAGGCGTTCCTAGCTTGTATGAATAGAATCATATCTTTTTTCTTTGTTCTAACAATGAATCGAAATCTTTCCTCTTCGTTCCTCCATCATAATACCATGCAAATCCTTTAGACACCATGTCTTCGTTCAGACATATTTTATTAGTACCATAAATTTTTGCAAGTATGCGACCATATTTGTCGTCTTTAGTTGTTATAGCAACTAATTTATTTTGAGAGTTCAACCATTTTTCTACAAATTCTTTTGATTCTATGCCTAACTTTTTTTCTATTTCGTTTGTGGTGCGAGTTTCGGGTGAGTCGATGCCCAACAACCTAACCCGTTCTTTGCGAAAGATACTAAATCCAACATCAAACATTACATCAATGGTGTCCCCATCTACTACTTTTATTATTTGGGTTATTGTGTATTCGTACATTACCTTATTTAGGTGTTTCTTTTAACATGCTCTTCACCCCTGCCTGATACGCTTCCTCTAGTGCCTGTCGAAGGGCATCGACATGGATGTCGTGAAAATCTATTTCGTCCATATGTCTACATTCTAGGTGATCTATTCCCAAAACTTTATATGCAATCTTTGTTATGACCTTTTCTTGATCCATTGTATTTTTCATAATAGTGCAATTGAATTAGTACACACGGTCGCACGAGCTTCCTCTGGTGTGCGTTCCCATATTGAACGATTTAATCCCCATTGTGCCGGGATCTGACCCTCGGCGCAAATACAAAGTTGATATGCATCATCTGAAGCGACCTGTGTCTCTGTCCACACATCAGTCTTCCAAGTAGCATACGATCTTGCTGTCTTTGCCTTCAATTCTAGTAAGTCGGCTATTCGTGATTCCTTTTCCATTTCCAACTTCGCAAGGTTGGCGACCACAAGCATCGCGTCATAATTGTCTCGTTCTTTACTCTGACTCATTTTGATTCTCCTATTAAAATTCCGTTCTTAACCAATAACCATACTTCCCATTCGTTTGATTCACACAGTTTCGTTGTGTATTTCATCGCATCGGCATTATTGTCAGCATCGGATTTAGAGGTATCAACCCCCTGAAACCTAGCAGAATCAACCCAGAGATCGTTGTCATCTACATAA